AAATCAGCAGGATCGGCAAGCTTAGTAAAAGTATCCACTGAACGCTTGTAGATAGTTACGTAGGGCGAGTTATAATGTGCCACAGCCATATAAGTGTCGTCTGAGCTAAAGGCAACACCCTGTCCAGTACCCGTAGGTAAATCAGCAGGATTTGCTAATTTTGTAAATGTGTCCCCTGATCTTTTGTAGATAGTAATAAATGGAGTTACACTATGAGCAACTGCCATATAAGTGTCGTCTGAGCTAAAGGCAACACCATACCCATTACTTGCAGGTAAATCAGCAGGATTTGCCAATTTTGTAAAAGTATCCCCTGATCTTTTGTAGATAGTAATAAATGGGGTTGTGCCATGAGCAACTGCCATATAAGTGTCGTCTGAGCTAAAGGCAACTCCCCATCCATTACCTGTAGGTAAATCAGCAGGCATAATCACATCAGCGTCCAAATAGTTACTCAAATCTTCTCCAAAAGCCTTGAATAAATCAGGGTAGTCGGAAGCTTTTACGTCGGTTCCATCTGCTTTCATAAACAAAGGCGGTTTCAATTCGCCAGCCGTAAAGATCACGTCCCCAACATCGAGTGTCCCAGCTGCACGTCTTTTCGGCAACCCACCGAGTCCTTTGCCTACAACAGGAGCATTCTTCATTCCGTATGTGTAAGTCATGAGGCCTCCTTAGAAGTCTGTAAACTCAGCATGAAAAACAACACCATCAGCCAATGCAACGGCATTGCCCACATAAAGCTCTTCCCCGGCTTCCAATCGCAGTGGAGTGTCTTCGTCATAATCAAAAGTCGTCACCGGAATTGCTGTTGTTGTCGCAACAGTGTGCGCCGACATCAGTGCTGAATTAATCAGGCGCTTGGTAACACCAGCATCGGCACTTGTAAAAATCAAAAGGCTTGATGCGGTCACGGTTGCCCTGGGGATTGCAGTCAGTCTTGTTAAAATTGCCCCATCTGCCCCCGCCTCAAGCAACTTAACAGTATTGGCCGGGGTATCCCCATTGTAGCTTGTGCATGCTCCGGTCGTGACGGCGGTAGCGTTCTTGGGGGTCTGGGCGAACGGTGCGGTAAATGTCTTAGCCATGATATATTCTCCTTAAAAATAAAGTGCAATTGCGTGGGATTGTTCTTGGGCTGTGGTATTTGAGAATGGGTGCATGTTTGCCCATGAAGCCGTGGAGCCGTCAGTGGTTAGAAGCTTGCCTGCGCTGCCGGTCTGGCCTGGGAGTTCTGCATTGCCAAGAAGGGTGATGTCATCCTGGAACGTGTTAAGACGTGTGCCAAGGTCGGTATCCGTTCCCCTGGCTGCTTCAATTTCCGCAACATACGTTGTATAAAGCTCTGAAAGCATGACCTTGATCTTGTCAAGAAACGCTACCTTGCCGGTTGTACTGCCGCTGTAATCTAAAAAGCCCATTATTGCTCCAATGCTCTGTATGTTATGAAAATTCCATCAAAAAAGACCGGATACCCTGCGATGAACACGTTCGACACTTCAAACTGAGCAGACACCACATTGACATTGATATCAAAATAAAGCGGAGTCTGGTTCGGGGATATGGCAAACAGCATATCGTCAATGTCCATTGTCAGTTCGTCAACGGTCAAAGAGTCTGACATCGGGAATGTGACGGACCATGTGTTTACTGATTCCAGGGTGTTCCCGTCTTTGTAAATGTCAAAATCAAACCGTGACCCGGCCCTTGAGTGCCCGGCAAACTGAACCATAACAAGATTGAACTGTCTGGCCGGCATGTCTATTCGGGCTGTCTTAAAGGATGGATAAATCTGCGTTGTGGTCAGGTCTTTGTATTCATCAGGGTCAAGCTTATAAACAAAGCCGTCACTTGACCCTATCAAGAAGCCGTCAACCGTGGGTGAAAAACAGGTTGGTGTAACAGGCAGGTCGTACCGGGTCCATGGATACCGAACTTGCCCATCCTGATCCCTTATGGCTTGTTTGGTATGGCAGATATTCACATAGTCAGAACCAGGCATATAAAGCCAAAACTGGCCGTCTGCCGGGTAGTATCCTGTGATAGCAGAAGATGACCAGTAAGAGGCAAGCTGATCCTTGATCGGGTCTGAAGCTGAAAACGTCCTCAAATCCCCATATTCCTGAACACCGGACAAGGCATCCACCCCGTCTTCGGAGGCGACCCAGATGTCCGATCCGGTATTTTGAATTGTGTCTGAACAGGCCCATATTCTTTGAAACAAAAGGGGTAAAGAATAAGCCGACGGGCTTGATCCTGTCAGTTTACAAATGAACGGCTGGTCCTGGGTGCCGTAAACGTAAAGCTCCCCGTACAGGTCTTGCGCCGCACCGATTTTAAAAGAGGTCCTGCTGTTGTCAATCGTCGTGACATAACCCCCGCCATCAACCGTGGACCAATCCAAATGGGTCAGGTTGCCAAAATTTAACGATCCTGGGTTGTCTGGATCATAAACAAACACTCTGGTGTTTGAGACAATCGCCCAATCTGCTTTCGGAGGCAGCCCGGGATTGACCCTCATCACCGGGTTTTTAGTCGTGTCTGCTGTGGACCCGGATGTGATCAATGCCCCACCACTCGTAACGGTAGTGTGGGAGATATCGACGTTCGATCCTTTGATCAGGCAATAATATTCGGTATCCGGTTCCAGCTCGTTTGCGATTGTGCCAAAATTGATCTCGATGAAATCAGCCGCCGTTGATGGAACGGTGCCTGTATATGCAACGGTAGCCATTACAGTCGATGTTGTAGCATCGACAATCTCCGCTGTAATCGAAGCTGGGGCCAGAGTTTCTTGACAGTGAACCCACACTCTGGTTGGGGGTATAGTCAGGGTATTACCCCAGTCCGGGGTTGTAAAAGTACATCCGGTCCCTGCTGAGGAAATAGCTGTGGTGCCGTCTTGATCTCCTGTATAATTATTATACATGGACCCGCCGGCGGTATTGGTTTCATCCCCGTCATCATAAGCCATCTTAACCGCTGTTACGCCGTCCAGGTATTTCAGGTACGACCCATCACATATAAGGGCAACGTTATTGTATGGGGCTATTTTGGCCGCTCCATCAATGGTCCCGATCAGGGTTGCCGCGGTTCCGGATTTGTAATAAACCTTGTATCCGTCTGCTGCGGTTCCTGCTGTAATAATGGTTCGGGTGGTGCCGGCGATGATACAGTCCCGAATGTCCACCACATTTTTCAGATCGGTGGTGATCAGCTTTGCCACGGGCGGCCTGGTTTCCAGTCTGCCCCCTGGGTTCATTTTGAAATCGATGCACTGTTCAAGTTCCTGGGGCTTTAGGAGTAGGGGCGGGACAGAGGTATTCTCTCCCAGGGGGAATCCCTGGTAGGCAATGCTTCCCTCTTGTTTTCTGGCACGTTGCCTGGCTATATAAGGCGGAAATCTAAGCATCAGTACCCCAGGTTGCGTTTTTGGCTGAACGATCTCCTGACCACATTACCCATCGCAGCATTGGTGAAAAACGTCTGCAATGCGTAATCCCCTGAAATGTCTCTTTCAACTCTGTTTTTTGCCACCATAATGACGGCTGTTTTAAGGGCGTCGTTGAACTCGTCGGCATAGGGCATGGAATCGCCCAAAGCTAGTTCTGTTGCCTTCTCGTGGTATTGGAGGTAACAGCTTGTGTCTGATCCCACGGCCCTTTCAAAAACAAGATTTGCTTTGTGAATGGCATAATACGCAGGTGTCCCGGTAGATGTTTCTTGCTGCCATCTTTTCACGACCCTCAAGTCTTTTTTGGTCAAAGCCTCATCGTCGATTTCAACCGAAATGGGTGAAGAAAAATCAGAAGGCAAGGCCACATAATTATTGCCGGATAAAATCGTCAGAGTGTCGTCAGCAAACACCCGGTCACTTTTGACAGAAGCAAGGGCGGAGTTTAAGGCCCGGACGCACCGGTTATAAAAATCAACCAGCATTGCATCCGTGTATTGAGTCTCGCTTTCATCCCTCAGATCATACCGGATTGCAGCTATTTCAGTTGTGATTGTGGCCATTTATAAACGGGGGGATTTCTCCCCCCGCCTCCGTTTATCGTTGTTTGAAACTCAGCATGGTTGCGATAACATAGCCCTGAAACCCGTCGATATCAACATCCCCGTTGGTCGTCTTCGCGGTGATGTCGATGGTATCAGCAGATGAGAAATACAGCGGCTGGCCGCGCTTGTTGCCCTTGTCCACCACAACGCTCATGGTCATGGATGCAAGGTCTACAGCGCCACCGGTGTTATTAGCCAGAACCACCGTCACGGTGTCTTCTGCGGTCACTGTTGCCGATACTACCAGATCAGTCACGTCGATACTCGGGATTGCGGATACCAGGTCACCCAAAGATGCACCGGCAACGGTAATATCTTTGGCCTCTTCCGCTGCGGTTGCTATAGAAGCCGCGTCCCATGTGGTAGATCCGGTCAGGACTGTCGGAACTACCCCGGTCACATCCAGGTTGAGATTCGCACCCCAGTAATCAGCGTCAGATCCATATCCCAGGTCGCACGTCGCGTCTGCCGTCTCTGCCGTGGATGCCTGTAAAAAGCAGTCCAGAACCAGCGTTTCCGCCGGCACCTGAACAACCTGGGCCACATCCCCGGCCCCGGCATCGATCGCCTGTTGTGTGCAGTCGATATAATTTCGGACAACGGTAATCTGACCGGGTTCAAGCACCGGTTGCTGTACAGTTCTGGTGCCCTGAACAGAAGCGTTAAGGAAGTTTAATGTTGCCATGCGTCACCTCCTTAATTGGTGTCAACGTGCTTGTACATCAGTGCGAACACCTCAATCTTTGCGCCGTCGATATCCACATCGGCCCCATCAATGGTTGCAACAATGTCAATGGTGTCAGCGGATGCAAAATATACCGGGGAGTCTAGCATGCCCACAACAGCATCTGCCGTGGCAAGAGATACCCCATCACCCCATTCATCCACGTCCCCGCCGTAACCCAGATCCACAGTACCGTTTGCGGTTTCCGCGGTAATGACTCTGATGCCAGCCCGGAGAACAGTGGTCTTTGCAGGAATCTTGAGGACCTGGGCAATATCACCCTCTCCAGCGTCAAGCGTTTGAAGGGAAAAATCCACAATGTTTCTGCGGACCACGATCTCGTTTTCGTGCAAGGTCGTTTCTGCCGGGTACATAGCCCCGGAGATAGACCCGTTCGTGAAGTTATAAGTAGTAGCCATGTGTCACCTCCTTAGGATGCCTGTTTCGCGTAACAGGGGACCGTGATAACTCCATAGTCCTCGCTGTCAAACACGGATTTTTTGATACCGAACACGCATCCTGCCTTGACAAACCGTTTGTCGTTTGCGTCTCTAAAATACTCAAACCAGTTCAGCAGGTTGTTCCCGCCCATTTTCTTCTGTTCCATCTTGTCGTAGGCGTTGCCCATGGCGAAACAGCCAGCCCGGGCGGCCAGGAACAGGTTCCGGCGGACATCCCCGGAATCGTCTGCGGCGGTTCTGGATTTGAACACGTCCGGAGATTCAAACAGGATGGTGTTGTTGTAAACACCCAGAGCACCGGTAAAAATCGGGTTGTCTTTTCCACGGTTGGCAGCTTCCCGCTGGATTTCCATCCATTTGCTGGATGTGGACCCGCCAACGTTCAACTTCAGGTCGGTCACGGAATACGGGTGCAGAACCATGACATAGTGCTGTTTGCCGTCGATCATGACCGGCACCATCCGGTTGTCCTGGGTTTTCGCGTTCTCGATACAATAATCGATCAGCGGCAGGGTGAACCGGTCGTTGGTGGTCAGACTCGCTTCTGAAGTTGCGGACCCGGCATAAACAACATGATTGCTGTCGTATGCTGTGGTTCCTGCTACTGTCCCGCCCGCCTGCGCGTGGTTGATGGTGATGTCGCCGCACAGATACCGGAACATGTAGGATTCAAACTTTCTTGCCCACCATCTACCCAGCGCCCAGGTTGCAGATGCTCTCAAATCGTGAACCGTTCTCTGAGAACTCATCAGGGTCCAGCCGGTTGCGTGTCTCAGTTGTTCGATGTTGATCGTGTCCTGCTGGAAGTCCAGATTCTCCTCGTTGCCTTCCAGTTCGTTAGAACCGGTCACACCATCCTGCCCCAATTCGACCAAAAGATCGTACTTGATCTGGTCGCCGTTGGCTTTCTCCAGGTCTTTGTGCCAGTAAATAAGGGCGTCCTCGCCAGTGCCCAGGAACTTCTTGAAAAACAAAGTCTGACCCAGGGCTACCTTCATCAGTTTCTTTCCCCAAATCTTTACGGTCTGGGGGTTGTTGGTGCCAAAATCTAATTCAGCCATCTGTTACCTTCCTTTTTCCTTTAACAGCCGTTCCATGCGCCTTTCTTCTTCCGGGCTCAACCGGAGAAAATCATCAAGGTCCATGTCGGCGTATTTTTCCAGTGATTCGGTTTCTTTTCCGGTGCCTGATCCGATCACAGTGCCCAGGGCAGCGGGTTTGTCTTTCGGTAGCGGCTTGTGTGCTGAAACTGGTTTCTTGGCGGCGGCGATTGCGTCAAGTGCTTTGGCGGTGTAATACTTCCCACCGTTTAAATACGCCTGCATCACCCGTTCAGGGTCACCGTCCGGGTATTTGGCCCGAAACTGTGATTGAAAACTCGGATGAGCGGCGATCTCATACGCAATATCCTTGGCGGCCTGGCGGTCTGAGGGCATATCAATCTGATTCTGATTGACAAACTGGTCAAACATTGCTGACAGGTATTGGCTCTGCTCTTGAAGAACAGGGAACGCCTCTTTCCAGCCGTCTTTCTGACTGAGAAAATCGTTCATGCTTTCCTGTAATTCACGTTGCCGCTGTGTTTCTTTCAGTGTGTGCTTGGTCTGGTTCAGTTCAGACTCAAGGGTCTGAAGTTTTTTCACCAGATCATTGTTCGCCGGGATTCTGTCGATAGGGACAAAAGCGTTTCCGTCATCGTCAAAATCAACTTGTATCCGGTCAATCTTCTGCTCGCCGTCAACTTTTTCCGTGTCTGCCTTTGCGGCCTTGGTCAGCTCTATTTGTTTTTCTAAAGCTGCCAGCTTTTCCTTGAGCGCCTGGGATTCCTCTTGTGCCTGTCTTGCCCTTGCCGCCGCAGATGTCTTGGCCTGCAAAATGCCGTTGTTCTGCCGTTCCAGTTCCTTCAGCCGTTCATTCTGCTGCTCGATGATTTGTTCAGGTGTCAGCTCCGGGGCCGGAGTCGCCTTGTCGTCTCCCGTTTCGGCTTCTTCCTGATTGTCATCTTCTTTGACTTCCTGCTCGGTTTCCTGGTCCTCAACCTCTTGGACTTCAGGCTTTTGGCCTTCCTGGTCCTCGGCTTCGTCCTCTCCCAGCATGTTGTCAATGTCCTGTTCTGTGACCATTTCTAATCTCCTTAGCTCCCGATTTTGCCCGGAGGCGGCATCTCCCGATGGCCCGGAGGCGGCATAAATAAAAAAAACCGGTAAACCCCTGTGTGGGATTCAACCGGCTCTAATGATGCTCTGGTTGTGCCTTGCGGCTATGTTGTTATGCTATTTTCCGTTATCTATCCTATCTTTCCAGTTTGGGTTTTTCTTTTCCCATTCTGTGTCTTTTCTTTTTAGCCTACCCTCAACACCATACATGATGTTTCCGAACAGGTCCCAATAAAGGCCCTTGGCATGACTTTCAAGCCGGGAAATATCGTCATAGATTTCAGAATTGTCTTTTTCATCAAGAAAGCCGGTATCGGATAAAAGCTGGTCAGCAACACTTTCCCAAACCTCATTGAGAATTTCAATTTGCCCGCGCAACCCGGCAACGGCTTTCAGGCAATTCTTTTCTTTTTCCGTCATTTCTTTTTGTGCTTCGTCATTGGTCATTCTTTGTGATCCTTAATGATATGGTTAAAATTATGTCCTTCAAATCCGGCTTGCGGATCATTTTTTCCTCAACCCACAAGCCATACTTCTTGGCAAATTCTATCAGCTCATTTTTGATTTGTAATGCCTGGGCCTGGGTCATTTATTCTCATCCAATTTCATATAGTCCCCCATATGGTCGGCTGGGATTGCGCCGTTGCTTGAGTCCGCCAAATATTTCATAATTTCGTCGTCCATTTTTCCCTGCCACTCTTCCTGCCATTCTTTGTCCTGAAAAAACTTGTGCCGGCAGGTAGCGGGCAACGTTACTTTATCGTCATATTTACAAATCACTCTGCCCCCTGGTTGGAAGTTACCATATTTTTTGATCCAATCTCCGTCACGGCCTTTGCCTTATCAATCCTTGTCTTTTCCCTCTGCCCTTCCCGTTTGATTTCAAGCTCGGCAATATCCACCCGGCGGTCTTCATCGGCGATGGTCTTTTCCATGGTCAATTCAGCGGCAGTGGTCTGCTGTTTCATTGCAAGCTCAGAGTCTTTCATGATTTTGCGGTATTCAATTTCCTTGTCTTTAAGGGCCAGAGTGCCTTTGATCTTTTCGTTTTCCAGGGCCAGCTTGTGTTGCTTGTCCTGCATGTCCATCATCATTGACTGTTGCGCCATTTGCTGCTGCGCCTGGGCCATTTGCTGCTGTTGCTCCTGGCCTTTCTTGACGTACTCTTTCCATTTTGTCTTTTCGGTTTCGGGAAGATCCAGCTTATCGATGACGGTTTCAGGGTTGACCGGAAAGCCCTTGGAAATCATGTCCATAAAGATCGCCAGCTCTGACATGGTTTTTGTCATGTTGACTTCGGAATATTCATACTTGACATTGTATTTCAGATCCCGGATCGCCCTGAGTGGCGCAACAAGATTATACTCTTTGTCGATGATGTGGCCTTCCTGGATCAAGTATCGGTCATTTTCTCCCAGAATTTTCTGGATTTGCCAGTCCGGGATATACCGGATGACCAGGTGTGCCTTGAGTCGGGCAAGAAGCTCCCTCATGCGCCGGTAGTTCTCGAACATCCTCGCCAGAATGGTCATGCCCTGCTGCTGTCTCAACTGAAGGACTATGCCGGGTTCTTGCTTGTCTCTGAACCCCATCAGGTCCGAATTGATCCCGGAGATCTGTTTCATGGATTCCCGGGAAACTTCCTGCATCTGAACCGACGCAGCCGGAAAATCGATGGCAGTCTTTTCTTTGATCTTGCCAAGGCCACCCTCTTTCAAAAGGGTGATCTCGTCCGGGTTGGTCCATGATTCCTGTGCCTGGTCCAGGTCAAGAAATGCGGCAACCTCACCCACCAAGCCCACGCCCTGATTCGCCATCAGGCGGATTGACTGAAGCCAGCGACGGTTGCACTCTCGTTGTGGGTCGATCAGCAGCTTGACAATGCCATAATGCTGCAACGTCCGCTTTGATTTGTCCGGGTATGCGTACATCGGGATGACGGAAAAATGATCGCTGTGGATCGGGCTATCGTCGTCGTACAGAATATAGTCCCCGGTGTAGTGCAGCCACCGGACTTTTTTTCCGGGAACTTTCAGAACCTGATTGGGCGGCATGGCCTGAGCCGCTTCTAAATCAATTTCCTGTGACCGGCCCGGGTTGGTTTCGTCGATCCAGTAGTGGCGTGTGTAGTTTTCAAAGTATTCTACCTGACAAACCAACACCCGGAGATTTTCAAAGTCGTAATGGTCAATCAAAGAATCTGTGTAATCATCATCGAGCGTGTGGGACGGCTCAAGAAATTCATAGTTGGTGTGCTGGTGGAGACTGCCTTGGGCATGGGCATAGAAGATATCAGCCACCTTGCCGGCATGTTCCGGATACCGGACTTTGAAATCTTCCAGGGACACCCATTTTTCCACGATCACATACCTGGCATCTGAAAGATCCTGCTTCCGGGAACCGGGATCAATTTTGACCTGCCAGAACGGAACATTTTCCTCGATAAACTGAACCTCTGTCGGGTTGTCCGGCCGGGGCTGAACATCGACGGACCTGAACCCCTTGCCCGTGACCGTGGCATCTTCAAACGCCTCTGCGTCCAGTATCCGGGCATCTGTCTGGTTTTCTTCGATCCAGTCAATTAAATTTTGCACCACCTCGCACAGAAACCCGTCTGAACTCTCTACCGGCTGCAAGGTAATGTTAATCTCGTTCTGCGCCCGTATCCCTACTATCAGCTCAACCATGCTGTGGACGTAGTTCCACACCATCGGCTCCCGGCCCAGTGCATTCAGCGCCTCTTTTTCTGAAGCGGTCCACTGATCGCCAGCCTTGAACGCTGCGCATCTCTGGGCCTCTTGAAGCCAATCGATCGCAGCATAGTGGGCATTTGACCGCATCTCTCGGACCCGGGACAATTTATCATAATCGTCCTTGAGCTTGGATATGGGCGTCAGGAGATCCATCAATCAATCATCTTCGTATCGGGCATCAGGTAGACGATTTTCGCCAGGCTGATGATCATGCCGTTGTCGATGCTGTACGCGCCCTCTATCACTCCGCCCATGTTCATGCGCTGCTGGAGTCGCTTGAAATCGCCGTCTGTAATTGGGATCACGTCATTGTTTGACATCATAATGCCGGGGCCTGTGACTTCGGAATACGGGTTTACGCATGGCTCCAACCCTACAGAGGCTTGATCCGTTTCGGGCTGGTTCTCGGCCTTGCCCTGAACGTCTTCCTGTTCTTTTTCGGGCATGGGCTCAACAACACCCTCGGCCTTACTTTTCTGGGTCTGTTTTTTCTTGCTCATACTCTCAACATCCTTCTCAGTTGTTTGTTTCTGGATATGTATCTTTGTGCGTCCGCCTGCATCTCAACCGGATTTTTCGGTGTCATCAAAGACATCATCACTGCGTCCGCGATATTGGGGGATTCGATTTTCAGCAGGCGCTTCATTTCATCTTTCGTCATAATCTGGATCAACCCCCTACTGTTTGGCTTCCGTGGTATCCGGCAGACTTCAGACCGAAGTTTTTGCAGGTCTTGGATTTTAGATGAAAACGAAATCATTTGATCTGGGTCGATGTATTGATTTTGTGTCACTGCTAAATATGTATTGTACACCCGGTCCCGGAGCATCCAGTACCGTTGGGATCTCAGGTTCCGGAACGTCTCCCGGTTTGTCCTGCGCTTCGCATCATCCGGGAGAACCTTCCCCGGTTCCTGGTACACTGCGTCGGGGCTCTCCGGGCTGTTTGATCCCCTGAACATCTCAACTTCGGTTTTCGTGCCCTCAAAGACCTCCTGGATCTGCCGACGTAATGAAACGCCAAGGCCGTCACCATCCCAGGTGAACCAATCGGCATTATTCTCGGCAGCGTATCCCGTGGCCCAATCGCACCCCTCGTTGACATCCCCGTACTTTTCTGCCATGGCATCCAGGATCACGGAACCATGGCGCAGGCACAAGCCCTTGTCATCCGGTCCCAGGTCCGACGGATCGTGAGAAACGATCTTGGCACCCAGGGGTTTGAATCCCAGTTTTTCATGGGCGTCAACGCAGGCGTCGAACCATTCTGCCAGGATGATGCTGTTTTCAACACTGTCGTTGAAAGCACCTTCCCAAACGTGGTCATAAAGCGCCCGGTCCAGGGTCTTGAAATCGTGCCGGCGCTCCTGCTCAAGCACATCCGGGAACCAGGGATTATTATTGTAATTGACGAAAACAATCAGGTGCATGTCGTCTTCGTAATATCCATCCCGCTTCAATTCGGTAAGATATGGAACAATAAACCGCTGACTAAAGGGGTCTGCTGATGACATCGGGTTACCGGAAAACCAAATTTCTGAATCTTCCTCCCGGACCGTGGGGGTCAGAATTTTGATGGAGTCTTTGGAAAGAAATTGCGCCTCTTCGATCCAGAAATATTTGAAACCGTGCATGGACTTAACAGCGTCTATGCTCCGGGCCAGGCCCTTAAAACGAAACTTGCCGCCGCTCTGGTGGTCGATTGTGGCCTTGCCGATTGAGAAGCCTGGTATCTGTAACCGCTCGATCTCAGCCGCCAGGAGCGCATGAACGGAGTCCTCAATGCTGTTCTGGTATTCCCGGAAGCATCCCACCTTGGCGGCTTCAGTCTGGGCCTTCATTGCAAGGATATCAGCAAACGTGGTGGATTTGGCAGAACCCCGGCCCCCGATTGCGATCTTGATCCGCTTCGGCTTGTTGAGAATCGGGAGTAGCTTTTTGGGTATCTGCATTTTTAACATTTTGCTGAAAACCTCAATTTTCGCCCAAAAAATTTAGGCGTGTCTTGTAAAAAGCCGGGGTTTTACCAGACACGATTGCGGAAAACATCATTTTTCTGCCTCCACCACTTCAATCTGCCACTTGTGTTCGATTGGACCACCACCCGGTCCTGACTGTTCTTGCCTATCCGGGGTCTTACCCTCTGTGCGGTCCAGAAATTCCTTGATGGCCTGCACATTGCCAGTTTGCGCCTCTGTGTATAAAACCTGATACAACACGGCCCGCTGCCTTGACGCTCTTTTCTTTCTGTTCTCTACGGCTTGCCGCTCAATCTCCTGTATTTCATCGGATGAAAAATACCTCCACAGCATCAGCGGGTTTTTATATTTCAGGATAAGTGTTGAATATTCTTGCCGTTTCGGCCAGTCGTTTTCGGGGTCTGACAGGTATGTCAAAAGGGTTGCCTCATTTTTAATTTTTTGAGGCTGGGCCGCTTTTCCACACTGGTTAGACACTTGTTTTTGCCTCCGGCCCCATATTATCCCACAACGGCGATTCCCGGTATTCCTTGCTACTCGAAAACTGCCGAAACCGATTTTTCCGGGACTTCTCCGGGTTGGCGCTGTTGTGCGTCCCGTCTGTGAGCCGAATCGTTTTCCCTGATTTGCTTTTTACCGTGTCTTCCATTTTCATCCCCCCGCATGCCTCGGCACCCTCAAGCACCCGCAATCCTGATTCCATATCCTTCGGCCCTTCGGCCTGACATAATTCTCCGGCATTTCGTGTTTCGTTTGGGGTGTCGGAATAACAGTTATCATCTCCGGCGTAATCTCCTTGCCAGTTGCGGGTTTCGGTATTTTGTCCGTCCCATGAGGCATAAAAAATAATCTTTTTGTGGATTATAACTATCTGGATTATACCAGATTTTAAACCATTGTCAAAGAGAAAATACATTTAATGCATATGTATGTTCATTTTTTGTACCATGAAAAAAGTTTCGTTTTTATTTGCTGTGTTTTCAGGAAGTTAAAACTTTTTTACATTTTTTTAAAAAAACCGCTTGACAATCATTTTTAGCTTGATTATATTGATTACAACATAAACCAACGCCGGGTGATCCGGCACAAACAAGAAGAATGACATGAAAACAAGAACCGAACAACTTGCAGACGCAATCGAAAAAATCTACCAGGCAAACAAAGCAGACATTGACACCCTCCCCAACCACGGACCCAATGGCGGCAGAAACGCAGCTACCATCTCCGGATGGACCAATTATGGCAATGGCACAATCACACGGGCAGCAAACATGACCAACATGCCGGTAATGAGCTACTGGTCCGGGTCAGCTCCCACACCCAGCTCGGCACTGCCGGAAATGTGCTACAAGGAAATTACAAAAGCCTACAATAAAATTTTTGGATAATTAACCCGCCCCGGTTCGCCGGGGCAATAAAGGAAAATAGCCATGAAAACCATAACCTACCTACTACGCAACATCCCCACCGCCCTGTGGGACCGAGCTAAGCACCGGGCCGTGGATGAAGGAATCAGCCTGCGGGAGTTGCTCCTGCAGGCCTTAAAAAGCTACTTGCAATAATAACCGCCCCGGTCACTTGGCCGGGGCTTCTATTCTCTTCCTCCGCCTACCAAAAGCCCCGGGCTCCCACCAATAATACGCGTCATAAAACCGCTCCCTCCCATACTGTCCCGGGCGCTCAAAAAACCTATCAACCGGCTTGGTGTAATCCTCCCTTCTGGCGCAGGACTCGTATTCCTCGCCGCACTCCGCGCATTGATAAACATTCCTGGTATTTGCAGGGCTGGACATTTTTTTTAAAGACAGGTGTGATTGATCCACAATAGCCTCTTTACCGTTACTGGTTCCGCAATATGGGCATAGCTTACTCATCTGACCCGCCTTTCTCCCGCCTCCGGTCCGCCCTACGCCGATCCGGTGCCCAATTCGAATAGCCATGCTCGACGCAATGAACCGGCCTGTCACATTGCCCGGACCTGTATTTACCGCATGTCGTACAGTCTCGTTTCATCACTCCTCCTTTTTAAAAGTCCCGTTAACCATCTTGCCCTTTCGATCCTTGATCTTTTCATATGCCGCTTTCAAACACGTCTCCATATCCAGCCCCATCGGATGCAGCAGATTGATAATAGTCACCAGAACATCCCCGGCCTCCAGAATAATATCATCCGCCTGATCGTTCATCACGGCTTCTTCAAGCTCTTCAAACTCTTCGGCCATTTTTTTAAGCCGGGTCACATCGGTTGAATAGCGATACAAGTCCCGGTCATTTGCCCATCTGATTACGGCTTGTTCCAGCTTTTCAATAGTCATATCATGTCCCCCGCCAAACCTATATAACCGGCGCAATCTGCATATGAATCAGCCGTGGTCTTCTGCCCGCTCATCCGGGCAATCTTGAACAGTGCCATCATTTCCGCAACCTCTTGCGGATAAATCGATGTATCAGAACCAGATTTCTTTTTCTTTGCCCTAAGGTATGTTGACCAATATTCTGCAATCAGCGCAAAACTGTCTTCCGGGTTTCCATAACTGTCCTGCCGCTCGCCGTTGATTATTTCCAGTGCTTTTTTCAGGGCCTTGCCTCTAACCATCTCGTCCACATCCACGGGATGGTTGTTTTTCTTGATCGTGTCTTTTGCCCGGAATTTGCTGCCATCCATGCAATCGCAACACGGGTATTCGTAAACAAGGCATTTGTCTCCGTAACACTCCGCACACATGTCGGCCTCAGCCCATGGATTGTGGCGGTCCGGCTCAACCTGCTGCCCGGCCAAATACTCCAAGCAGATATCACACCGGCATGTGCGGGCGTGACCGGTTCCAGGATTGATGCTTTCGATCTTCAGCCGCCAATGTGTCCTTGTATCACCGCTCAGGCATTCGATTTGTTCTGCCCCGGTAAGCGTGCAAATTCCGTCTACACGTAGGCCGCAGTCCCCGCAATACCGCTTTGTTTCATACTTTGCTTGAGTTTCAGTCATGCCACCTTCTCCTTTCCTATCGCATTATAGGCATTGATCGCCTTTTCCAGACTCAATGTTTCGCACACTGCCCGCCCGGATACCATCACGACAAAAATCATCGTACCCAAAGCGGGGTTGCATTTCATCCAAAGGCGCTTGCCATTTTTCCCACTTGCCAAGACTTGAGGCATGTCACAATTTAAGACTGATCTTTGCAA